CCCTTGTTGCCGATGAGGTAGAGATAGACTTGAGAGCCCCAAGAGAGAGCCAGAGCCAAAGTGCCCAAGCATCCGCCGCAGGACCTTCTGTTCCTGATTCATCCCCTACTACCACTGAACTTGCACCAAAACCAGCCCCGAGAAACGTTATGCGGACCGAGGGCTCTGCTCCTAAAGTTTCTACAGTAACAGACGCTATCCTAACACTCTCCCCACCGCCAAAAGCGATTCAGGAGAGACCCGGTGTGGACTTGGCTGTAGTTGTACAGCAGCACGCCGATAGCATTCAAGAGGTTAGGCCTATGAGAGAAATCAAGTTGGCCGATTTATTACCTGCCTTTGGTGACAGAGCGCAGGCGATCGAACTAGGAAATGCTATCGCCTTACCTGACGATGTCAGGATACCAAAGTTGGTTACTCGACTTGAACCAGACAACGCGGTGATCGGAGGATCCGTAGTTGTCAAAGAAGTAACACCTTTGAAAGATCGCGTGAAGGTTGGAGAGTTCTACCACGTTGGTCCTGCTTGTGCCTATTTGCTACCCGTAGCATTTAGCACGAACAGTAAACACAACGAGGTAGTCGCTCTGACTCGCCGCCATCTGAACAAAAACCATGACTTAGCAATGCCTAAGAACGTGACTATCGTTAGTTACTGGAATACTTTGAGCCAGGTGTCAGCACCGCTCTTCGCCGAGTATGCCAAGCGTTTCAAGGAAGTTGTTGGGTTTAGGGAATGGTTAGATGGTCAGAAACCAGTGAAGCGAGAATTGTACATGAGAGCTTTAAACACCGGATGTATGTCGGAGGTGTTAGTGGCCAACGGTAAACGTTGGCATGAGAGAGGCTCTTTCCTTAAAGACGAATTGAGGTTGCAGGACCCTGATAAGCCAGCGACTGCCGCTAAACCGCGGCTGATCCAGGGACTGCAGTATCCATTCATCCAAGGTCAACTTGGTTGGTGGTGCTCGACAGTAGCGAAAATCTTTAAGGACAATTTCTTGTTCATGCAGGAGGCAGACGGTACGGTTAGGGAATCCTTGTTCTCTTTCAGTAGCGGGAAGTCTCCCGTGGAGATGGGTGAGTGGTATGGTCATTATAAGAGACAGGGTTACACCTTCTTTGAAAATGACTTTAGCTCATTTGACTCTACGCAGTCCATTGGGTGCCACAAGGCCGAAAAGGCGGTCTACGAGTTGTTCGCAGACGTCGTGTTTCGGGAGTGGGACAATGGATTGGTTGAAGGGAAGGGCGTTAGGTCGTGTTGGGAACAGGCCTATGACTTCCAGCGCGATACCAAAGGTCGTACTAGGTTCTATAAGTACGAGTGCGTCGGCACTAGAAAGTCGGGCGACCCCAACACCAGCGTCGGGAACACGATTATCAACTGCATGAGCAATTATGCGGCTGTTAAGAAGTATCTCGGCAGAGTGGGTGGTGGGGAGTGTAGGATCATGGCTGTGGGAGACGACTGCTTGATTGCTGTCAAGTTGTCGGACACTTCCAAGCTCGAAGGAATGGTCCAGTCCGTCGAGTCTTACATGACTAAGTTGGGTCTAGAGAGTAAATTCAAATACTCTGGTGAGACGCCAACTTACTGCTCCATGATCGCTGTGGAAGCATTAGTCAAAGGAATAAGCACTTTTGTGTGGGTTCCCGAGATAACCAAGAGGCTACAGAAAGTAGGCTTTACCGTAAACCCTTTGAAGAAAGGAGAAACACCTGCGCAGCGCATGTTCTCTGAACTAAATTCGGTTGAGGCAAAAGACTACTGTCCGATCTATAGCCATCTAGCTAATGCATACAAAACGGTCGCGGGAGGCAAAGTCAGTGTTGGAGACGGAACCCTTGTACATATGCCGAGATCAGAAGAGAGGGTCACTTTGGAAAAAGGGTCGGATTGGACCCTGAGGTATTACGGAATCTCTATGGGAGAAGTCGAATCGTTTGGCCGCAAACTAAGCGATATGATTCTGCAAACGCGAGGAGGTGCGTTTTATTATAGAGATGAAGCATTCGAGTCCGCTTGGCGGCATTTCAATGGCTTAAACCCGGGCATCCCGGCTTCCGCAAGAAATGTTGCTATGGGCAAGAAGGCCTTGGTTGTCGAGACCGAGGCTGGATCGTCCAACTGGCGCGAACCGAAGTCCGTAACTCAGGACAATACCGGTGTCGGTGCACACAGAAAAGGTAGGCGCCCCCTCAAGACCAAGTCTGGGGGCTTGATTATTTCGGGTAAACCCCAGAATGACAAGAAAGCCTAACAAGCAACAGATAGGTACTGCACCGCATAATGCAGAGGCCAGCCGGGCCGCCATAAAAGCCCGGGTAAAGCAAGAAGCGAAAAAGATACTGTCCTTAATCCCGAAAGGTACGTTCGCGAAAGCGGGGGGGGCCATCGGAGGATTATATGGCCAAGCAGCAATTGGAGGGGCCCTGGGCCAGGCGTTTGCTAATTACACCGGATATGGTGATTATTCAGCAAACTCTCTGGTCCGGGGTGTGAGCTCCGGGAGTTCCATCCCGAAATTCAGTCGACATGGAAGGGGCACTACGATAGTGCACACTGAATTTTTGGGGGACATCTCGGGGACCTCAGCCTTCACAAATAGAGTCTACAAGGTGAACCCAGGAGACGCCGCCACGTTTCCCTGGTTAAGCCAGATCGCCGACTCTTTTGATAAGTATAAGTTTAAACGACTCATGTTTTCTTATCGGACCAGTTCTACAGACTA